AAACTTTATTGGCATATAATAAATACTAATAATTCAAAAGTAAAAGATGCATGGTTGCGTTTAAATATTTTAAAAGCTACTTGGTTTACAACAGCAGAAAAAAAGAAAGAACTAAAAAAACTAGAAGATAAATTTGAAAAATGGTTAGAAAAACAAGAAGGGGTGGTTTGATTAGAAATAATCAATTGACACCAACATCAAAAGAATATAGAATCATAGCATTGTTGGATGAGCCAATCACGGTGCGAGAAGCCACAATGACATTAGACGAAGCTAAAGAACTAGCTGACCTTGTTACAGAACGAAAGAATGTAAAGTGTTACGTACTAGATGAAAGTAATCGGTCAGTATACAGAACAAAGGAATAAATGGAAAATTACGAATACGTTGAATCAGGAATAATATTAAACATAAAAGAAAAAGCCACGCTAGACAATTTCCCTTTTAAAGCAAAAGACTTTGCAGTACACGGTAAAGCTTTTACATTCGTAACTAATTTTTATGATGATTTCCAAGATTTCCCAAGTAAAAAAGTATTAGCTGAAAATTTCCCTGATTTAGATATTAACGTTCCATCAACTGATTTTGAGTATCTTACTCAAGAATTTAGGAAACAAGTTATATTTAGGAAAGTGGTTGAGTCATTTCAAAGAAATAAAGAAAACTTAAAGACTGACCCAAAAATGGCGTTGGCTAAAATCATGGATGGTCTTGAAGATATTAACGTAGTTTATGATGAAGATGTTACATATTATGATTCTAGTAATTTAGACAGATTAGAAGAATACGAAAGTAAAATAAAGTTACGAAAATTAGGTGATGGTTTGATGGGTATACCTACACCATTCTCTACAATTAACAGAACAGGTGTAGGATGGCAACCTGCTGATTTAGTATCTTTCTTTGCTAGACCTACTGTAGGTAAAACTTGGATGTGTATACAAACTGCCGCTATTGCAATTATGAAAGGTTATCGGACTTTATTTATATCAAGTGAAATGCCCACGTCTGCAATAAATTTACGTATGGATGTAATTATTGCAAATATGAAAGGGTATGACTTTTCACACCGAGCTCTTAGAAATGGTGACCCAATTGATAAAGAAAAATATAAAGAGTTTTTACAATCATTAGACGAAAAGAACCTATTAGTATGTGACCACATAGAAGGTGAGTCAACAATATCTATAGGTAGCATACAAGCATTGATACGAAAACATAATCCTGACTTTGTTGTAGTAGATGGTATCTACTTAGTATCAAGTGGTGATGGTAGAAAAGCAATGTGGGAGCAAAACCACAGTTTGTTTTATGGCATGAAGAATATATGCCTCGCCACTAATAAACCAATATTTGTCTCAACGCAAGCTACTAGAGAGGCGGCTGATATTTTTACGCCACCTAGAGTCGACCAAGTAGCTTTTGGGGATGCCCTTATTAGAGCCTCTGATGTGGCTGTTGCTATGTGCAAAGTCGAGGAATCAGATGAACAACGTATGGTACAATATCAGAAGTATAGAGATGGTATTTTACCTTCGGACACATCACTATTACGGTGGGATGTTGATAAGGGGCATATCGAAGAAATAAACGAATCTATAAGTGAGGAGATAGAGTTTTGATTACAATGATGATTAAATACTGGGGTCTTTTCAAAAAGTACAAGGATGTTCTACCAGAAGTTGTGCAATTGGTTGATGTAGCAGTAAAAGCTGTTGAGGACGGAAAAATTTCTAAAAAAGAACAAAGTGCTTTGATGAAAGAATACTGGGACGTTATTAACAAAATTAAAGAAAGTAAATAATGATTGATTGGGCAGAAGCGTTACAAAAAGTCGGAATAGATGTGCCACTAGGCACTGATGAATTTTCAGTGCAGTGTCCGTTTCATGAAGATAGAGTAGCGTCTTGTGCCATCAACATTGAAAAAGGTGTGTGGATTTGTTTTGCTGGTTGTGGGCAGGGGTCATTAAAAACATTTTTTAGTAAGCATTTAAATTACAACGATATACAATTGACGGAAGTTTTGACACCAAAACCAAGTTATAGTTTAGATATCTTTGATGATATCGATGTTAGTAAATCTGATGACAAAGTAGAAGATGTTTTCATACCTGATTTTATAGAACACAAATATCCTGATTGGATTTACAAAAGAGGATTTACAAAAGACTCTTTAAACTTTTGGGGATGTGGTACTAATAATTGGGGAGACTTAATAATTCCTATCCACAATACAGAAAACGAATTAATTGGGTGGGTTGCTCGTAGGCAAAAAGCTATACCAAAGTATATGTATTCCTACAAGTTTCAGAAATCAAAAGTTCTTTTCGGAGCTAACAAATTAAAAAGTTTACAAGAACATTTTATTTGTGTGACGGAAGGCTCTTTAGATACCATGTGGTTGTGGCAACACGGTATACCTAGTGTAGCTATATTAGGAGCAACAATGTCAGAACACCAACTCAATTTATTAAGGGCTTTGAAAGTCGAAGAAATTGTGTTATGTTTTGATAATGATGTGGCAGGGCAACGAGCTGCAGGTAAAGCAACAGAAATGCTTTCAAGTAGCGTGCTTACATCTACAATTGAGTTGCCAAGCATGTACAAAGATGTACAAGAAATAAACAACATAGCATTACTCAAAGAAGTAATAGCGAATAGAAGCTTTTTTTAAAAGGCTCAAGGAGGAAAAAATGGGTGGTATATCCATGATTTCACAGAGGCGAAAGCAAGTTAATGCTCCAGCCACTGTCAACAATAATCAATCAGAGCTTTGGTTCAAAGATGGTGACCAAGCCTTGATTAAATCAGTAGCAACAGGTCACACTGATGATACTGCAATGACTTACATTAAAGTTTACCAATACAGAGATGGTAACACTTTTAAAACTGTTCTTGATTCTGTATTTGATGCAGAGAAAGACGACTTTGTATTACCTGAAGGACTATCAGTTGATGGTATTCCAGAAGGCACTTCACCAAAACAACAATTTGCTTTTTGGGCATATGTTGATGAGGTATTCCACAATGAAAGAAGAGTGGAATCTTGGGAGCCTGTGCAAGGTAAAAGTGGTAAAGAGATGTTTAAAGAAGTAGTAAATGACTTCAAAGTCATCAAATTAGGTTTTGGACGAGGGGATATTGTCTTCGGACAGTTAGAAGAAATCTATGAAGATGAAGGTAGCTTAGACAAGTCACCTATCCGAATTAAAAGGATGGGGGCAAGTTTAGATACAACCTACCACATCACATCTCTAGCAAGAGAGTTAGAAATACCTGCTGATAAACAAGCAGAAATGGCTAACTTACCTTCAATAACTCAATACTGTATTGACACTTGGGGTGTAAAGGCAGGAACTGAAGCAGAACAAACTGCTGACGATTTGTTTTCGTAAAGGTTTCTAATGATTGTACAACCTGATACGTTTCATGACACATTACAACGTTTGTATGAAGACACGTTTTTTTTCGTGGATGTAGAAACAAATGGGTTAGACGGACACGGGTTCAATCAACTCTGTGGAATCGGAGTCGGATTATTAGAGTCATCAGATACATTTTATTTTCCTTATAGGCATATGCCTTTTGGATTAGTGAATCTTCCTGATGGTCAGATAAAGATGCTAATAGATATGTTTTCAGCGAGAGCTAAAACACTGGTGGCATATAATGCTAAATTCGATATCCGATTCTTACAGAAAGAGGGCGTTGATATTTCTAACAAAGAGATTATAGATGTTCTACCAATGGTGCGATTGACAGAGCATAGTAATATAAACATGCTAGCACTTACCGAAACAATTAAAAGAAGATATGGTGCAGAACATGCACAGTATGATTTAGACACTAAAAAAACATTACGTAGTGGTGGGTGGACAAAAGATTTTAGTAAGGCACCAATTGATATACTGGGTCCATATTGTGAAAAGGATGTGTTCTACACCAGGAAAGTATATCTTGATTGCTTAGATAAGATAAAAGAAACAGAACAAGAAAACATATGGAAGTTACAAATAGAACTTACACGAGTTTTATTTGACATGGAAAACAAAGGTGTAAAGGTTGATACGAGTTATGTTAAGAAAGCTACACAACTGATAGCAAATAGAAAACAAGAGATAGAGCAAAAGATAGGTGAAATTACTAAGGGTGTATTTGATGATGAATATAACATTGCAAGCACACAACAGATGGGGCCAGTATTTAAAAGTCTAGGTATTAGTTCGCCAGAAAAAACTGCCAAAGGTCAAGACTCTTGGAATGAAGCAGCTCTTGCACAAATCAATCATCCCATCGCAGGATTAGTTAGACAATGGAGAACATTAGAAAAACTTAGGTCTACTTATTTAGAGCCTTTTGATAATGAAAACGGTATGGACTTACATACTGACTTCTGTAATTGGGGCACAGTAACGGGTAGACTATCATCTAGAAATCCGAATCTACAAAATGTGCCACGTAATCATTTTAAAGTAACTGATGTTGAATTATCTGATGATGATTTAGCGACAGTAAAAAACAGAGTTGATGCAGTTATATCAGCTAAGGGTGGTAAGAGCGTAGAGTTGAGCAATGATGTTATTAAAACATGGGCATTCATCGGTGACGAGTCATTTGATGAACAAGCTGACAATCAAATCTCACTACGTAGACTAATTGTGCCTAGAGAAAATAAATATCTAGTAAGTTTTGATTACTCACAAATGGAAGTTAGAGTTTTCTTAAGTTACATCGCTATACATAATGAAGCAGTAAAAAAGATGCTACATCAAAGTGATGTGGATTTTCATGGGGAAGCCGCAAAATTAGCTTTTAAAGTTGACGAAAATCATAAAGATTACAAATATTATAGACAAACAGCAAAAGCAATCACCTTTGGAACTATATATGGGATAGGTAATGCAAAACTTGCTACACAATTAAATGTTACTCCAGACGAGGCAGGCGATTACAAGAAAAGATATTTTGAAGGTATTCAAGGCTCAAGACAATTCTTTGATAGCGTGGTGCAAAAAGTTGAAACACGAGGGTGGGTAAAAAATAGATATGGCAGAATATATAAGATTGATAAAAACTTTGGTTATAAAGGTGTTAACTATTTAGTGCAAGGCACTAGTGCAGACATTATGAGTGAACGCATGATAGAAATACATAAATACTTAAAAGACAAAAAGAGTAATTTATTATTACAGGTGCATGATGAAGTGATATGTGAAATAGATAAAGATGAGGTGCAAGAGGTATTGCCAAAAATCAGGGAATTACTTAAGGTAAATACATTAGGCATTCCCTTAGACGTTGACATGGAAGTGTGTGAACCTTCTTGGGCAACTAAAAAAGATGCAAGCGAATTAATAACAACAGAACAAGAAAGCGAGGATTGGGTAGAATGGTAACAGGAAAATTAGACCATAGCTGGAAAGACCAAAAACAATTAGGTGAACTTGGTGTATTCCACGTTATAGAATGGTTATACACATTACCTAAAACTACAGGTGTGTGGGACGTGCAAGATGATAAGTCTTATCAAGTTAAAGACATAGATTTACTTTGGGCGACAAAACCTGATGACAAAGAACTAACAGTAGAAGTAAAAACAGATACCTACACGTCAGGAAACTTTTTCTTTGAAACTATTAGTAATGTATCTAAAAATACTTTAGGATGTTTTTTAAAAACAGAAGCCGATTTTATTTTTTATTACTTTATCAAAATGGGACAACTATACGTTTTAAATACTGGACTTATTCAAAAATGGTTTCTAGACAATAAAACAAGATATAATGAAAAGAAGATAGGCACAGATAATTTATATCAATCTAAGGGTTATGCAATACCTATAAAAGATGTGCCAAAAGAATGTATTAGATACCATGTAGGAGATTACACATGAGTGAAAATAAAAAGTATAGTTTTATAGAATCATACGGTAAAAAACCTGTGCATTATGATTTTACAATTGAACCTTTTGATTACATACACGATAACGATATGGGATTTGCAGAGGGGAACGTAGTAAAGTATATAACTAGATGGAAATACAAAGACGGTTTACAAGATTTATACAAGGCAAAAAGGTATATAGAAATGTTAATAGCAAAAGAAGAGGCAGAAAATGGCACACCGTAATTGGACAACCTGTGGTGGATGTGGTAAAAAATTAAATAAGAAAAAATTTGAAAAGACACCGACTAAAGTATGTTATGCGTGTCATCACAAAGAATTAAAAGATAAGCGAAAGGGGATAATCCGTGGCAAAAATAGGCGTTAAGATAGGTTTTACTTTTAGAATAGGAGCCTTAGACACAAATCAATATGGTCGAATGGATATGGAAGTACATGACATAGATACAGAACTTCCTATTGAAGACCAATTAGAAGATGCTGGTATTGCAATAGATAAAGTTTATAAGACTTTACTTAATAAAGTAGATACTGAGATAGAAGGTATCATGAATGAATCGAGTGATACCAAATGAATAATCCAGACGACCTAACAAAAAGTTTTTTATCTGAACTTAATAGAGCACAAGCTTTAGAAGATGTATTATATGAAAGACTTAGACAGGACGAATTATGGGGTGACCAATCAGGACACGCTGATGAAAGATGGTTGGTTATATTAATAGAAGAAGTAGGTGAAGTTGCAAGAGCAATGTATGATGAAGATGAAGGACACGTTTACGAAGAAATAATACAATGTGCGGCTGTTTGCATGGCGTGGGCAGAAGCAATGCAGAGAAGGAGAACTATTGGAAAAGGATAGAAAAAAATTAATTGACCAGTTATTAGGAAACAAGAAATTAAACATTGTAAAAGGTGATGATAAAGATTTTGAATATAATCGTATTGAATTTGGTATACCTAATTTAGATAAGCTAACAGGTGGTGGCATACCTAAAAAAAGAATGACTTTGATATATGGTCCCACCAACGTGGGTAAGTCTTATCTTGCATCACAGATATGTGCCAATGTACAACGTGAAGGTGGTATAGCTGCTTGGATAGATACAGAACTATCTTGGGATGCTAATTGGATGAGTAAGTGTGGATTAGATACAAGTGAAATGTTATTGTCTCAACCTGAGAGTGGAGAACAAGCTTTTGAAACTATTGTAGAAATGATGAACGCAGGCGTTGATGTCATAGTATTAGATAGTATTGCAGGATTAGTGCCTGCTCAAAATCTTGATGAAGACTTTAGTTTTAATCCAATGGCGTGGCAAGCACGATTTGTAAACTCGGCATTACCTAAAGTGATGAACTCTTTAAGACAAGGAAGTGCATTTGTAGCAATCAATCAAGTAAGGTCTAGTATTGGTCCTGTTGCTTTAGCTAATATGCCTGGTGGTTTAGCCCAAGGTTTCTTTTCACACTTTCTACTGGAAGTAAAAAGAAGTGGGTGGCTAACAGATAAAGACCAAAAAGTTGGTTTTGATATGGAAGTGCGATTACGAAAAACTAAAGTAGGTGGTAGTAATTGGTCTTCTGCTATCGTGCCATTTAGAGTTGATGGTGGTATTGACGTAATTGAAAGTTACATGAGAGACGGTATCACACAAGGCATAATTAAAAAGGCAGGAGCTTGGTATACCTTTGGTGAAGATAAGGCACAAGGTATGAACGGTTTAAAAGAACTTATAGTATCTAAACCTGAACTATTAGAGATATTGAAAAATGACGTTACCTAGAGATTACACGCAACAAGAAAAATTAGTTGAGCAATGTTTAGATGTAACAGGTCTTAGATATGATAATCAGGTGGAGTTCGGTAAATACACTGTAGATTTTTATATAGATGAAATAAAAACAGTCGTTGAAGCTGATGGAGTGTACGGGCATTTAAGAAAACGTGACCGTAAAAGAGATAATGAATTATATGAGTCAGGTGTGAAACATATAATACATATTAAAGAAAAAACGCATCAACGAATATGTGAGGAATTATGGCAGGCATTAGACAAATTGGGGCCGTTGGAAAACGAAAAAAAGTAAAAAAACAACGACAAGATAAATGGCTGATTAATAAATTAGACGATATGCTTGCATCTAAAAAACGTAATGGTATGAAAGGTAAGTTTCATGCTTCAGTCATAGGAAATCCTTGTGATAGATATTTGTATTTGGCATACAATGGATTACTTCCAGAACTACCATTAAGTGCACGCATCCAAAGAATTTTTGATAATGGTAGTTATTTAGAATACAGGATGAAAAAATATTTTGAACGAATGAATATTTTAATCAAACAAGAAGTCCCATGTAAATTTGAAAATCCTATAATATCAGGACGGATAGATTTTATCTTAAGACATCCAAAACTAAACACGGTTTTATTAGAACTTAAATCTATAAAGGGTTCATTGTTTGATGAATTAGATGGCCCCCAAGAAACGCATGGTATTCAAGCACAAGTATATCTACATCTTAATAAGTTAGGCATTAACACAGGTTATGTATTATATGAAAACAAAGATAATCAAGAACTGAAATGTTTTAGAGTAGAGAAAGATGATGAGGCATTCGCAAAAATATTAGATAGATGTTATACTATAATGTCATTGAGAGCTGCTCCGACAGAATGTGGTGGCGAATTTTATTGCGATTGCAGAAAGGTGAAATTATGAAACTAGAACATATGACAGTAACAGGTGCCGATGACATGACTAATGTTAGGGGCATGATTGAATTATCAAAAGAATATCCATTTTTAGAGTGGGGTATATTATTTCCATTATCAGGTGGGTCAAGATTTCCTACATCAGAATGGTTAGCTCACTTATTAGAGGAAAAAGGAAAAACTCCTATGAATTTATCTGCACATTTATGTGGGGGTGATTTAGATGATGCCTTAGAAAATAAATCTAAAATAAATTTAGACCCGTTTAAAAGAATACAACTAAACTTTCACGGCTTAAATTATTATCAAATTGTTATGAAAAGTGTAACTGATACAGAAATGACATTATTTACAGTAGAAAAGTTTTTAGAGTCTGTATCAAATAAAAAAGTTATATTTCAATTTGATGGGGTGAATGATGGATGGATTTACAATTACTTAGATAATGGTAGTTTTTCCAATATCCAATATCTATTTGACACCTCATCAGGTGCAGGCGTTTTACCAAATACATTTCCCATGCCTTACAAAGATGTTACTTGTGGATTTGCAGGTGGTATAGGTCCTAACAATATTGATAATGTAGTAGATACATTAAAACAAACTCTATCTCCTACAAAACCTTTTTGGATTGATATGGAGACAAGAGTTAGAACAGATGGTGATTTAGATTTAAATAAAGTAGCACAATGTGCAGATATAGTTGCACGGGAAGTATTTGGGAGACACGCAATATGACACAACAGAGTTGGTTAGACGAAGAACCAAAAACACCAAAGATAGAAAAGAAAATGAATGTCCCTTCATTAAAATGGGATTTAGAAGAAAAACCACATTTAGAATTTGCTGAAGCATGGCGACAAACTAATGAAGGATTACAAGAATATCTAACTATGTATGGTAACTATAAGTCATATCTAGAGTATGCATTATCAGATGTGCAAGCTCAAGCAAAATTATTAGCAGACCAGTTTGATGAAGCCATGTCCGTCACCATGTATAAATTTGTAAAACAAAATACTGATGCAAAACGTATGGTAAAAGAACAAGTTAAAGGTGCTGTCATAGATGCAAATCCTGGTCTTAAAGACCACGCACATCAACTAAGAGAAGCTCAAGCAGAAGTGTTAAGACTGGAAGGTTTATTAGCTTCATATACAACAGCTTTTAATACGATTAGCAGAATTATATCTTTAAGGATTACGAAATAATGTATATGGGAGTTGACTGTTCATCAAAAGGGGTACACGCTGTATTAATTGATGACGGTTGCAGACTTATTAGTACATTTAAAATTAATGTAAAAAAGGCAGATTTTAATGAAAGAATTACTGAAATCTTTGATAAATTTCAAAGTGAAATAAGTAAAATAAAGATAAGGAAATCTGCTATAGAAAAGGCAATTTATATTCAAAATGCGAGAGCAACTATCCAGATTGCTTCGGTTGTCACTGCAATACAGTTAGCTTGCCATAAGCAGAGTATTCCTTGTTATTTAGTAGATAACAAGACTTGGAAAAAAGATATAATAGGTAAAGGGAACTCCTCTAAACAAGACATCATGGAATATGCTGTTGATAAATGGGGGGATGTTTTTACCGAACAAGATTATGCTGATGCGGCTTGTATCGCATTACATGCACAAAAGGAGAGTATAGAAAATGGGAGTACCGAGGGGATATAAGAAAGCAAATGATAAGCCAACATTTCGTTTCAATACAAAGGCTAAACATGTTGCTAAAGGAACAGTAGACAGTCTACCTACCGAAAGAGGTAAGAAGAAAAAAATGACTGCTGAAGAGTTTAAGAAGAAGTACGCCAAAGTAGTTTGGTGTGATTTTTATAAATGTATATATAACGAAACACCAAAAGGAGCTAGTAGAACAATAGGAACAATACTTGATAATCCACAGTATAAACCACTAGGTCCTAAAGATGAAGGTTGGATTGGTGTATGTGGGACACGAAAACCTGAAATAGCCATAAGATTTAAAACTGTTATTTCTAATGGCGTGAAAGAAAAAGTCCCTCACTGTTTTAATGGTACAAGTAATCAAACAGGAAGAATGGACATGAGTAGATTCCTACAATCAAACGGAACACCTTTTGGTGGTAGTATTGAGTCACAAAGTGCTGACCAAGGATTTACTAACGTAGCCTATGATGTAGGACGGTAGCATGCCTAAACAAATACCTAATGAGGTTAAGAACCATGCTCGTGAATTATATTTAGGTGGAAAGTCTGGACGAGAGATTTCAGAAATATTATCTGCAAGATACGATATGAAAATATCAACACCTGCAATATACGAGTGGGCAAAAAGATTTAACTGGAAAGACATGGTGGTGGAGGCAGAAACAAAAGCAAAAGAAGAGATAATAGAAAGCGAAGCACAAAAACTTCGCAGAATGCAAGTAGAACATTTAGATGACTATAATGTCCTTCGAAGAAAGGCAGTCAATGAACTAAAAGGTTTAGAATTTATACGAGCAGGTGAAGCAGCTAAAGCCCTAGAAATGGGAATAGAAGGTGAGCGTAGAGTGATGCAAGGGATGATTAATTTATCTTTTGTGCAAGAAGTTTTAAATATTTTAGTAGAAGAGATATCTGAACAAGAAGTAATAAATAAGATAGCTCTTAGATTACAAACATTGGTAAGTGATAGTACATCTGATGACAAATAAACAGAATGAAATAACAACATATAAAGATGCAATATCTAGATTAGCATCAGGACTAATTGAACAGAAGAAGTATCATGTAGGTAGCTTCTATGAGTTTCTTAGAGATATATGGTCACAGAGTTTTGACAATCCAGAATATTTTGGTGCATGGCATGTGGGTGTGCTAGCTGAAGATATTGAAGAGTGTTTAGAAACGGGACAAAACTATGTAGCAGTCTTACCACGTTTCCATTTTAAATCCACGATTATGGGTCACGCATTCAGTGTGTGGCGACTTTTAAAAGCTCCAAGAGATTGTTCTGTTTTGTACCTATCTTATAGTGATGGTATGGCAAGATATCATTTATCTGAAATAAATAAAACAGTTTCAAGAAATCCTATTCTAACCTCTATGATGGATAATCGTTCTCCAAAGGCAGATTATTCATTTAGATATTATATTAATAAAAGACCTATGGAAATTATGCATGGTGGATTGTTTTCTTTCAAAAGAGGTATGCACGTTAACGGAGCGTTGATTGCTGATGACGTATTAAGAGACCCTGAAAATCCACTAAACACAAGTCAAATAACGAAAGTAGAAGACCACTTCATGACGGAAAGTTTATTCATTCCGTTGAAAGGTGTCCCTGTAGTCGTCTTGGGAACACCTATGATGCCTGGTGATTTGCTTACTAAATTACAGAAAGATGATAGATTTAAATCAAGAGTGTTGCCAGCGTTAGACCCTGTGCCTAACAGAAGAGTTCTAATGCCTGAATTATACACAGAAGAATGGTTATTACAACAACAAGAAGCAAGACCTAAATCATTCGCTTCAGAGTTTTTACTCCAGCCACATTTTGCAACTGAAGCCTATTTTAATGAAGAAGAAATAACTAATTGTGAGGATGAGACTCTTAGGAATCATCCTGCATCAAACATCTACAAAAAGAAAGATGAACACGAACAGCTTTTTGCAGGGTTTGATGTGGGTAAAAAAAGACATCCATCACATCTAGTTATCTTCAGAAGAGTAGGAGAGAAGTTAGAACAAGTGCACCAGTCATGGTTAGACGGTTGGAGTTATTCAGACCAAATAGAATATTTGAATGACATAGCTAAAAACTTTGACTTAGAGAAAGGTTACATAGATAATACTAGAGGTGAACTTGAAGACAGGGGATTAGACCCTGTTTGGCACGCAATGCACTTCACTCTGAAGAGCAAGCGAACCATGGCTCAAATCTTTGAAGAATATGTTAGTAAAAGCAACCTAACGTTAATTCAAGACTCTAGACAAAAAGAACAAATTGTTTCTGTAAGCAATGAACTAAAAGCTCCTGAAACCCCTATGGGTCACGGTGATGCTTTCTTTTCTGTTGCTATGGCGTTACAAGCTGCTTATGAAACAACTTTGTACAGATATGAATCTTTAGGTAGTGCTACTGAATGGTTAGACGCAGTAGACCCATCAAGTCAAAAAGAAGATAGTGCAGAAGAGTTGAAAAAGAAGATGAGCCTAGACTTTAAACCTGTTAATCAGCAAGAAGTCTCAAGCGAAAAAGCTCCGAACCCAAATTGTACGGAGATGGTTTGCACCCCAAGTTTTTGGGTTCCAGAAAGAAAACTTTGCATTTACTGTGGTCACAGAGGATAAGGAGAAATAATAAAATGACGACACTAACAACACAAGCAGAAACCGTGGCACAAAGCCGATACTATTTAAAAAACAAAGACAACGAAGTCATTGAAACAGCAGATGACATGTTTAAAAGAGTTGGTATAGCCATAGCAAAAATTGATACCGAATACGGAAGAATGGATGCTGATGCATCTTTAACAGCATTAGATTTTATAGGAATGATGACGGACTTAAAGTTTATCCCTAACTCTCCTACATTAATGAACGCAGGGACAGAACAAGGAACACTATCTGCTTGTTTTGTATTACCTTTAGAAGATAGTATGGAAGACATTATGAAAACTGCACACGATATAGCTATGGTGCAGAAGTTTGGTGGTGGGACAGGTTTTTCTTTATCTAAACTAAGACCAAGGGGTGACCGAATAAAAACAACTCACGGTATTGCATGTGGCCCGATACAAGTATTGCAGACACTATCTAGAGTATCATCTATGATTACACAAGGTGGAAAGAGAGATGGTGCAAACATGGCAGTAATGTCTGTGTATCATCCAGATATCTTAGAATTTATTGATTGCAAAAAAGTAGAAGGAGATATTCATAACTTCAATATCTCTGTTGGTGTGGATGCTGATTTTATGAAAGCTGTTGAAGCTAGAGTAAAATATCCTTTGATTAATCCAAATACAAAAGAAGTTGTGGGTGAGTTAGATGCTAGAGAAGTGTTTGATAAAATCATCTACGGTGCTTGGAGAAATGGTGAACCAGGTATGATATTCCTAGACAATGTTAACAAAGACAATCATGTTACAGAAGAATATGGTGAAATGATTGCTACGAATCCTTGTGGTGAGCAACCTTTACTAGGAAATGAATCATGTAATTTAGGTTCAATCAACCTAGCTAAGTTCTATCATGAAGACCACAATGATGTGGATTGGGCAGAATTAGAAAAAGTTGTAAAAACATCCGTTCACTTTTTAGATAACGTAATTGATGCTAATCAATATGCAACCCCAGAAATAGAAAAAATGACTAAAGCTACAAGAAAAATAGGTTTAGGTGTTATGGGATTTGCAGACCTGCTAATTCAGCTAAGAATTAAGTATAATAGTATAGAGGGTAGAGAATTAGGAAAGAGCATCATGGCTTTTATTAGAGAAAAAGCTGATGCACAATCAATTAAATTAGCTAAAGAACGTGGAACATTCCCTGCATGGGATAAAAGTGACTATGGAGAAGATGAAAAATACAGGAATGCTTGTAGATTAACAGTTGCTCCAACAGGAACTATTTCAATGTTAGCCGATACATCAAGTGGTATCGAACCAACATTTGCGTTAGCTTGGAAAAAAGCAAACATTTTAGAAGGTAAGACTCTCTATTACGTAAATAAATATTTTGAGGCAGATGCGAAAAAAGATGGTTTTTATTCAGAAGACTTAATGGAGCATCTATCTCAGGGAGGTTCCTTAGAATCAAGAGAAGATGTACCACCATGGGCTAAAGAAATATATGTCACAGCTCCAGAAATATCTGCTGAAGACCACGTTGGGATGCAAGCAGTTTTTCAGGAAGATTGCGACTCAGGTATCTCAAAGACAATTAATTTTCCTAATGAAGCATCCATCGCTGATGTTGAGTCGGCTTACTTATCTGCTTGGAGATTGGGTTGTAAGGGTATTACAGTCTATAGAGCTGGAAGTCGGGAGAAAGAAGTCTTGGTTAAAGGGACTGACGAAAAAGAAAACACGAAAGACCAAATGACATTAGACATTGATGTGACAGAAAAAAGTGAAACAGGGATTAGCACTGAATACGATTGCTGTGAGTCACCTCAAGTTGTAATGGAATCAGGTTGTGAAACATGTAAAGCATGTGGATGGAGTATGTGCCATGTCGCTTAATAAAGCTATCAGTATATTTACTGATATAATAAAAGGAAAAAGAAAAAAATCTACAGTGAATCAAGCTGGTAATTATACTAAGCCTGCTATGAGAAAACGACAGTTTGCTGCTATCAAAGCTGGAAGTAAGGGTGGAGCACCAGGACAGTGGTCTGCTCGTAAAGCACAATTACTTGCACAGAGATATAAGAAAGCTGGTGGGGGATATAGGAAAAAATAATGGCTAAGACAGATTCACAAAGGTCTCTCACAAGATGGGGTGACCAAGATTGGGGCTACGTTACGAGAGGTGATGAAAAGAAACCTAAGAGTAAACGTGGTCGTTACTTACCAAAAAAAGTACGAAGAAGTTTAACTGCATCACAAAAAGCTGCGACTAATAGAAAGAAACGTAAAGCAGGTGGTGTGGGCAGTCGTGCAGATTACTCAAAGAAAGTAGCAAGAAAAGTTGGTCGTTTAAGTAAACTTATAAAATTCTTAGATGATAGACTTAGACAATGATAAGTAAAATACTCATAAAACTAATTAGATTTCTATTCGGAATCATTAAAGTAATATTAGGTGGGAGTATATATAAACGAAAATAATAGAAAAGGAGCGTAGATGTATAATAGTCTACTCAGAGATAGAGAAGTTCAATATATAGCATTAAGAGACGAAACAAGTAAAACATGGCGTATCTTAGATACGTGGAACGAAGCACTTAAAGAATTAGATATGGAGGATGACATTCCAGATGACAATCCTGCCGTTTCTATTTTAACTGAAAGTGCTTTTACAGCGTTAATTAAAGAAGCTGCAAGACTCGGAGTTCTAGAAAATATAGATTTCGGTAGTGACAACTCATACGAATTAGAAGAAAAAGACGCTGAAATTGCTAAACTTAAAGCTGAAATTAGTAAAATAAAAGAAGAGGCTAATAATAAAAAAGAAGAACCTTACAAAGGAATGAGTGAGGATGCGATTATAAAGTTAAAGGCGATGGAATACAATCTTAAAATTACATCTACAATAACTGACTTTGATAACTTAACTAAGGAATAATATATGAAGCTCGGAGATTACTTACCCGAAGTCCCAAAAATTGCACAACAGATGAGTGACTTAAACAGTCAAATCAACATGTTGCAAATGATGCAGAAGGCAACAGGAGATACAGGGACAGCACCTACCATGGGATTAGACCATGTTGTAAACACGTGGGTCAGACATCAAATGGCATATCGTCAACAGATGGTGCAAGATATTCAGACAATAGCGTATTCAGTAGAAGAAATACGAGCTCCGTTGAATCATATTACAGGTGAAGTATTTAGACGTGGACTTGAATGGCATGCGACTACAGACAATCCAGACCCTGAACAAAAACAAAGATTAGCTCAATACATGGCAGATGCTAACGTATTTGACCAAAGCCTTGAAGAAATACTAAGACAGTTCCATTTTGATTTAAATTCAATTGATGATGCATTTATTTATTTAGCTAAAGAATATAAAGATGTTGGTAATAAAGAAATCAAATCTAAGGTAATTGAAATTAGAAGACTGAACCCTGCATTAGTAGAATTTGATTTAGATGCGGCAGGGTTGCCGAAAAATGCACATTGGATTTGTCCTTTAGATAGAACAGATGTATCTGAAGAACCAGGTAAATCTAAAGCAGGATATGAAAGAATACCTGCAATGTACAAGTATTATCACAGAAATCAACACATGTACTTAGCTGATAATGAAGTAATACATTTAACTAAATACGCACCATCAGAAACTTATGGTTGGTCTCCGATACTAACTATATTTGAAAAAGCCTTAACTTTAATTGGTATGGACAAAAACCTATACCGATACTTCTTTGAAAGAAAGATGCCTTCGTCCATGCTTATGGTTACAACAGATGACCCTGAAAGCTTAAGACGTGAAAGAGACCACATAGCAGCTCAAACTAGAGTAGACCCTAACTACATACCTATGGTTGCTGTTTCAGCTAGAAACAACAGAGGTAGAGTTGATATGGTAAGACTGTTCCACACTTTACAAGAGATGGACTATCTACCTGTAAGACAAGAGATTAGGGAAAGAGTTGCAGCTATGTGGGGAGTTTCTCCTGCGTGGCAGGGGGCTCCTGATGCATTTGGTGGACTATCACAACAGACTTCACAGCTAACTGTAATGAGCAGAGTGGTGGAGGGTGACCAAAGATTATTCCATGAAAAGGTATTCCCACTATTATTAAAAGCTTTTGGTATTACAGATTGGACACTTAAACTTCCAAACCCTGAAGAAAAAGCTGAAAATACTAAACTTGCAATGGCACAACAAAGAATATCTATTGCAACACAATATTTAAATATGGGCTTTGATGTAAAGCTCAAAGAGAAAGACGTGGACATGTTAGAAGCAGAGTTCATGGTCGGTGGTGAAGCTGTACCTCAAGCACAAATGGCTGGAGAACAACAAGCTATTGGATTGCAACAAGCTGAGATGGGCTTACAACAAGCTCTACAACAGCAAGAGATGCAAGAACAACAACAAGAAATGATGGCAGAAGGTGGTGAAGAAGCACCCCCTGAAGAAGGTGGTGAGGAAGAAGAAACCACCATAGATGAATTAGAGAAGTCAATTCCAAAGTCTCAAAGAAAGTTCAAAGGTAGAATGGGTGGTATAACACCTGACCACAATGATAAAGCTGGTGGTACTGATGAAGAGAGAGATATGGAAGAGTATTCAGAAGCTAGAACTAAAGCGGCTGAAGAAAGAGACATGGGTATCAAGAAAGGTAACTCATGGATGGGTGATTTAATATCTAGAGGATTTGAATCTCCTATTATAAAAGAAGTAACACCTGATGGAACACAGATGTGGTTCTCTCAAGATGGTGTAGATTATGTGGCTAAGTTAGGTTCACTAGGTGTTAGTGAAATAAACAAAGCTACATTTACTACACCAAAAGCAAAAGATGATAAAGAAAAGCAACGACCTCAAGAAACAAGCATTATGAATCCAAACATGGTTGATAATCAAACCTACGCAGTAGACGATGAGGACGATGACAATGACGACTAATTATCTAAACATCTTAAAGCAAAAATATAAAGGCAAGAAAGTTAAAAACCCTAAAGGTGGTTTAACTGCGGCTGGAAGAAAATATTTTAAAAAGAAAGAGGGAGCTAACTTAAAGCCTGGTGTAAAAGGTAAAGCTGATACACCTGAAAAGAAAAGGCGAAAGGGTAGTTTCCTAACAAGGTTCTACACTAATCCTAGAGGTCCGATGAAAGATAAAAAAGGTAACCCTACTAGATTAGCTTTAGCGGCTAGAGCTTGGGGCGAATCTGCACCTAGCACAAGACAACAAGCTCAGAAACTTGCAGCTAAGGGCAGAAGAATGTTGGACAGATATCAAGCATCTAAAAAATCTAAGAAAGTAAAGAAGTTTATTTCTATGATGAAAGAGTATGGTGGTGGACCAGGAGCTGGTGGTGGAGCTGGAACAGTTGCAACTACAACGGCACCAGGCTCACCAGGTTTTTATACCCGAACTTATGGTAGATATAATCCTAAGTATGCAAAGAAAAAGCCTTTAAAAGCTAAGAATGAAAATCAAAAATATAATTTTACATATAAATATAGTGCAGACGATTTTGATTTTACTAAGGAAGATAATCCTAGAATCCCTAGAAAAAAGGGACAACCAGCTAAATCAAAGAAACACTCAGACTTATATACTGATGAAGACCCAAAGGGAACTATACATGGGTTAGGTTTCAAGAATGAAGCTAAAGCAAAACAATCTGTAAAAAAAATAAAGAGTTCAGATAGAACAAGAGCTCACAAAGTTCAAGCAGCAGTTGCTATGGAACAAAGAGCAAAGGCGGCAGGTAAAGCATCTGCGGCAAATGAATATAGAAAATTTATAAACTCAATGAAGAAAAAGTAGGAAACTAATGCCTGTAAATGACAGACCATTAAGAAAACCAGACACAGCTTTTACTTCTAGTACTTATCGAAGCACTCAAAAACCTAAACGAAAACGAAGGAAGAGAGATGGCATAGATAAACTAGAAGCTTTTCTAGATGAATACAGTCCACAAATGGCAGAACCTAAAGACATGACTAAATCTTTGGTTGCTCTTATAAACAGTATTTCTAAAGATGCAGGTCAACTCATGACATCATCTGTGAATGAAGATGCTAGTGCATATGGCAATAAAACTGTAAGAGGTAATCTAGGCCCGAAAGTTGTTGACCACATGAAAGAGAAAGAAAAATATGTGGAAACTGATAGTGACAATGATGATTATGTATTAATTGAACAAGGTGATTTTGAAAGAAGGGTGCGTGGATATAAAGAAGATTCTAAGAAACAGGGACCTGAGAACAACTTAGATGCATCAGCAGTTGGTTCAGGCACGGTAGATGTAGCTAAACAATATAGTGGTTGGGACTGGAAAGGTCAACAAGGTGAATACAAACGTGGTGCTGAAAAAGATGAGATTGATGACAACCCTGAAATAGAAAAAGATAAAGAACCAAAAGACGTGGATAGTTTTATCTCGGATATTTTAAAATCAGATGACGGAGCATATTTAGAAAAACATACTGACGAAGAACATGACCAAGAACATGATGCTAGTGATAAAAATTATCCAAAGGCAAATGTAGATAAGTCTGCAAAGTCTCTACTAGAACAAATAGAACAAGTAGAAAATAAAATTAAGACAGGTGAGTACGGAATCCAAAAAGCTGATGATGATGAATACGTAGATGAAATTCAAGATGAAAAGGATATAAAAATTTTAACTAGAGATGCTGATGAACATCGGGGAACTTATACAGGTAATAATGCAGCTTACAACTACACACAGAAACTTGCAAAAGCAGAAGATGTATCTGATTTAAAGTGGACTGACACGGCTGAATTAAGCTCTGG